AACCGGGCATTGTTTTACTCCTGTGTTGTTTCTAAGTTTACTGCGGATGACTGTTGTTCTTGATAGTCGGCGTATTCTGCATCTGTCATTTCTCTGACAAGATCATCTATCTGAATTAATGGTTTGCTCATTGTCCAATTCCATATCCGTAAACGTAAATTACTCCACCAGTTAAAGTTCCCGATGCAGGTATAATTGTGAATCCTGTATGGGATACCGAAGCATTATGCAGACCAGCATTGTTAATAACAAATCCATTCGTTATATAATCAGAACAACGACTTGTGAATGGGGTTGTAGTTGTTAGAAATGGTGAAAACAAATCTATGTTTAATTGGTTTCCATTAGCACTTATACGACCCACGTTATCCCAAGTGGAAATTGGCCCACCGACAATTCCAATAACAGTGCTATTGCCAAATTGTTGCGCCGTTCCAACATACTGATAATTTGTGGATGCTCCGCTTAATTGAATACTTAACGCCGCGCTAGTACTAGCTGTTCCACCGCTGTAAATAATTTTGTAATGTTCATACGTTGCGCTAAATGCTCCCGTAACAACAACGCTAGAAACTGCTGAACCAACCGTCTGTTTTTTGACAAGTGTCAAACCTTGACCACCATTAAGCAAATAAGTTTCGATGGCTTCAATAGCATCGTTAGCGTTAGCGTGTTGCAGAGAATGACTAGGGCTGTTTAGAGAGTCATTAGAAATTGGGTTGGTTAAAGCATCAACGCTAGTTGGAAAATTAGTAGGCATTAAGAATCCTTAGTATGCGAGAACGTAGCCAAATTGCTCTGACCCATCGTAGTTTATCAGTGGTGCATCGTAAGCGGTAGTGGCTGAATCGTAGATAGGCAACGCTCCACCAAGTCTGCCGTAAATAGGATTGTCCAGAATCAATGGGAATGCAGACACAGAACCTAGATCAAAGGTCAATTCGTGGCGGTCAATTCCAATGTTGTTCTTGATTCCATTAACAATCGCGTACTGATTGATAGCTGTGCCAATGCGGTTAGGCGTAAAGATCACCTGAACCACATCACCGATTTCAATGCCTAACAGGTTGTCTACTTGTGCTGGTGTTTTGTCGTGCAGGTTTACTTGGATTTCATTTATGCGTAATTCTGGGTCATCATACAAACCAACCAAGTATTCAGCTAGGGCTAAGGCTTCTGTATCGGTAGTAAGTAGAACGCCGTCAATCGAATAGGCAGATACACCGTAGAGATTCTGGGATGCTAGTGAGTCTGCAACCTGCGGCGTTCCACCTGCTCTAGTTATTGTCACACGGTTATATAGATTCTCTGAACCATAGACAACGCCTATGTTTGTGTATTTGATTGCATTAGCGGTTGCATCATCTGCAAACACAACAGTAGTCGTAAGCGGTGGAATCGTTAGGCGGTTCTTAAATGTGACGGCTCCTGAACGGTCAATAAACAAACGACCATTTTCTGTTGTTTCCACAAGTTGTAGATACTGCAATACGTTGGCGTTCTCTGGCACTATGTCAGCCTGCAACGTGGTTAGTCCAGTTGAGATGCTTCTATTGGCTATTGGCCACGCGACTTCTGGGCGATTAAGAATTGCCGTCACACGATCAGAACTTAATTGACTTGTTGCTGTAAAGGAATCCAGTTCAGCTGCCGATAAACGCAAGAAGCCATCAACGGCAGAAACGCTTGCAAATGATTTTCCTGAAATGTCGTAAGTTAAATCCCAGTCATCTATGAATCCGGTAAAGACACGGTCACCATTCGTTTCAATGGCTATCGGCTTTCGTGGAAGAATCTGCGAATAGTAAATGCTTGAAGCGTTGAATGGATCAAAGATCCGAGTGTCATTGTGTAGGGTTACGGATGCGTTTCCTGCGGTGTAGCGATCTAGTTCACGCGACTTGCCACGACTTACTGATACCGATTGCACATACTGCGTAACGTCTGTGAGTACGTCACCACCAAGAACGAATGTCGAATTGAGTTTGCCTTTAGTGGTGTCATTAAGAGTAAAGAGATTGCCACCAGAAGCGGCTAAGTCAAAACCAATAAAGACTTTAGTTACTGGAACAGCCACTATGCGCTCGCAAAGACTGGGCCACTTACGCGCTCGTAACGCTTAATAATGTCTACGATCTCACGACCTATCGAAGCACCATCTGCGCCAATGCCTGCATTCACAGTTAGGTTGATTGTCGTACCCATGCCAGCACCACGACCTGACAACGGCACAACTGCTTCAGGCCCGGCTTCACCAATCAAAGCTAGGGTTGGCTTGGTAACAATTCCACCCTTTGCAAAGGCAGGAACTTCGACACCAAGCGATGCAGCCAAGTCCATAATTGCCTGACGTTCTTGCTTAGATACTTTTGTGCCACTTTGGGATTTCTTGCCTTTTGCATTTTGAATTGCTTTATTAACTTGATCCAATGCTCCTTTATTAACTAAAGAACCATCTACGTTTATCGTGAATCCAGCAGCAGCGATAGCAGACTTCACACCATCTACAAGTGCTTGGCCTGCGGTAATGCCTGCCTGATAGAACTGAGTTGCAGCTGATGTTCCAACTGAATCAGCTACGGATTGAGTTGCAGCAACTAAGGTATTAACTTGATCTACGACAGTTGCGCCACCAGCAATAATCTCATCAGCGATCTTTGTACCAGCATCAGCACCTGCGGCTAATACTTGACCAATTGCCGTTTGAGATAATCCCATCGAAAGTAACTGTTGAACTTTAGCACCAAAGTCGGAAGCCTTAGCAGCTTGCGCAATAAGGTTCTCTAAGAATGTTCCCGTTTCAGCAGTAGCGGCAGCACCAAAATCTATTATTCCGGTTATGACGTTCTTGACACTATCTTTGAAACTTGAATAAGCCTCTTTTGCCTTATCTAGAATGTCATTGTTTGCGGTCAATTGACTTCCCAATTTAGCCATTTGCGCTTGTTCCATCTTTGCAGCATCGCTCAAACCAACAACAGCCTTAGTTGCATTCTTTGTTTTGTCTGCATTCTTAGAAACTGCATCCGTAGTTGATGCTGGAATGGTTGGCAACTTAATGTCTTTATTTTTGTTGCCACCTAGAACACCATCAGGAGCAACGGTAATCTTAGGAAGTTCAGCAACCTTCTGGCTGTATTTGTCCACAACTTTATTAACGCCAATAAATGCCGCACCGATAGCAGTAGCAGCAGCGGCAGCTCCGATCAAACCAACAGCTACGGATGTACCGCCAGAAGCAAACGCCATAGCAGTTGCCGCGAGAACTGCTGTGGTTTGTAATGCTTTATATGCAGAAACAATAACTGAGATAACTTTAACAATCGCACCCGCAGCAGCAACGACTTTAGAAATTGCCCAGATGCCTGCAATCGCTCCACCGAAGATCAACAATTGTTTTGAGTAACTAGCAACTGTTTGAATAATTGCTCTTACATTTTGTCCCCAGTTATAAGCAGCTTGTTGTGATTTATCGAAGGAACTGGAAACACTATTTTGTCCAGCAAGTCCGTTAATAAATCCTTCAAGGCTTGGCATTACGTTTTGAATTATGTAATCCATTGCCTTGATTAAGACGGGTAGGAACGCTCCACCAATTGTTTCTTTGACTTCACCAAATCTTTGTCCAAGAATCGCCATCTTGCCTTCAAAAGTTCCAGCAGCAACGGCAGCCTGACCACCAAACAATCCATTCAGATACTCTTGAACCTTGCCAAAATCTTTCGACTTTTTGATGTTCTCTGGAATGACAATGCCCAAACGCTGTAATGCGGTGAACTGCCCACCCTGTGCTTTGGCTAAGGCTAACGAAATACTTTCTAAATCTCGCCCGGAGCCTGCACTTACGTCTAAACCGAGTTTCAATAATTCTTGAGCTTTAGAAACATCGCCTGTTGCGCGAACAAGATTTTCTAATGCTGGTCGCAACTGATTATCCGAAACACCAGTTGCGAATTGTTGAGCAGTAATAAATTGTTCAGTTGCAGCAATCGCTTGATCGGTTGCACCTGTGACGTTCTGCAAAGTCTTGGCTAATTTAAGTTGCGCCTTTTGATCTTCGCCTGCCGCTTTGACTGCATCTGCGCCGTACTTTAATGAAGCTGCGCCTAATGCAGCAAAGGCAACTGTTCCAACCTTGGCTACACCACTTAAACCCTTAAAGGCTCTCTGTGCTTTGTTTACGCCAGCAGCATCGAAGGTTGAGAGGATAGGAAAGATTACAGCCATAATTGCACCTATCTCTTATTGCGGTTGTTGTAGTCGCGTTGCAGTTTTCTAATTGTACCGCGCACCACATCTTCGACATAGGGAACTTGTCTAAGCGCAGCAGGATAAACGTACCTAGATGCTCTGCCTGATCTGTTTAAGTTACGAATCATGGCGCGACCCGAAGCCGTATTACCTCTACGCTTGCGACCTGCCATGTCCGCAATTTGGAATGCGGCAGCACCTCGATCATAATCTTTTGAATTGCCAGCAACAATTGCGACTAGGTATGTTCCTCTTCTTTCGGCTCTTTTTGTAAAGTTAGTCTTAACATTTACTTTTACAGCCGATGGATTCCATCGTGTGCGACCATTGTGAACCATGCCCGATAACGGTGCTTCGGTTGGGATGTTGCTTCTTACAGCATCAGCTACTGGCTTCGCGCCTGTTCTCAAGTCTTTACGAGCTGCATTAACTATGTCTTTGTCTATTGCTCTAAGTGTCTTAGATACTTCAGCGATACCAACAACGCGCATAGATAGCATTAGTTCCCCTGACTATTTCGCCAGCGCAGATACATACTCATAGTGAAAAGCATACGTTCAGATTCTTGCAGTAAAACTGACGGAGCAATGCCAGTTTCACACGCAAGATAAGCCACGAACCAATGTTGGGATGAGTCACCCAACCCGGTTATTTTGGGCTTTGTTCGCTCGCTTCAATAGTTTCGACTTCATCGCACCATTCTTCAAACGTCTTTTTGGTTTTACCCTGACGTTCTAGCCAATGCCATGCAAGCCACAATAGATCAGTAATGCGGAAGTCTGTTTCAAGTGAAGCAACCGACTTAGTGAACTTGTCCTCGAATGCAACAAGGTCACGCGCAGTAGCAGATACTTCTTCTACTGTTTCGTCATTAAAAGTAACGCGCAGGTTGATCTTCATAGTTAGACAGTTCCTCGAGTTACTGTGCCAGAAGTTGGCCATGTAACGCTGAAGGTAGCAATGTCACCAACAGATGCGGCGTGTGGGCTATAAGCATTTACAAGGCATACTGCGGTATAGCTTGGGTTAGTTGCAGTTACTGTACCTGAAGTTGGTGTAATAACAACGGTTGCAAGTGTGTTGTAAAGAGGGAAAATTGTTGCATCTACTGCACCAGCTGCAAAGTCCTGCATGAACTGAAGTGTTAGAGAACCAGTCTTTAGACCACCAATGCGTTCGCGGAAAGTTCCACCGAATGCAGTTGTTTCTAAATCATCTGATTCTAAAGCTAGTTCAACCTGATTAAGTGAAGTGGATAGGTTTGTACCATTGATGGTTACCTTGTAATCCGTTGCGGCGAATTTCGGCATTTAGTGTTGCTCCTTAGTCTGCGTAGCAGAGAACTACGAACTCTGCCGATAAATAGTTTACCTCACCAACAAGCAGTTCCCCATAGTTACGCATATCCGTAACTCGTAGATCGAACGCCTTGCCACTAAGGGTCTTGTTTGATTCTATCGCTAGTTTAATACTGCTTGCCCCGGTGCTTGAAATGTAAGCATCTATGGAACTCTGACCAGATCGTTCTGAAACTCTGCCAACAATTACTTGAACTGAGAACGTATACGTTTGCATTCCACGCTGAAAGGTATCGTCATAGTTAACGCTAATTGGAAAGACAATGGCAACGGGTGGGTTGATGTTGTCAGGTTGAAAGTCTGAAACTCTAAGTCCCGGTATAGTTGCTAGGTTGTTTTTGATTCCTGTGCGTAGCTCTGAAATAGAAGCCATTAGACGAAGTTCCTAATACGGCGATAAGGCGCAACCAGTTGCTCAACGTCTGGGTCTAGGTAACGGCTAACGCGCATCGCACCCATGTCACCAAATCCTGCGATACCAAGCGGCGAATCTAAACGCTTAAAGATACGGCTCGACTGAATAATGCAAGCCTGTGTAATACCAATTGGCACAGATGCCCAACCAAAGACTGCGGTTAACTTGACCAATGCCTGATCTGCTTCCACCGGGAATAGGTAATTCTCAACAGCGCGAATGCGTGTGTATGGAACGGCAAGGCCATCTA